GTGGATGTGTAGAAGGGTCCGTGACTGACCAGCAGCCTTCCCCTAGAGTTTCTACACAAGCGAATCAATTACAGCGGGAGCGCTAAATCCCGAGGCCACTTCACGAGGGTTTCCACACCCAGTTCAGTCTCGTACCATCTGCTGTTTGGTCGGATTAAATATGTAATCCGACTGGTGACGTGTTACTACTAACCTTGTACTCGATCAACCGATCGGACAAGATGCTCTCTAGAGCGTGTTGCATATCTGGTGATATACCAAAAGCCCGCCAAAACGAGACCCTGGTTAACTCATGGATAGTGGAATACGATCTCTTCATGCCTCGTGACAGCATCTCCATTCCTGAAACTAAAGTCGGATCAGTCAATGGTTTTGCTTGCCCAGCAGCTCGGAGATAAGCTTGATAGTACTCTTGCATTACCGGAACTCCACCAGTCAATGCCATTCCGCACAGTCCTATAGACCGCATCCATCTCTTGAAGACCTTGTGGTTATCCAATGGTTTGAGGGCTAAAGCATCTTTTGCCATGCTAACAACACATTCCTTACCATTACATATCCATCGGGAGTCCAAACGGGATGGGTCTGACAGAATTCTATCTCCTCAAACACTTTCACGGGTGCTTCTCGTTTCATAGTAAATCCCATCTCGAGAAACCAAGTGTCCAAGGTTTGCGTTTTCCTGTAATCCCTTTGTTCAATGATCAACACACAATCATCTCCATTGTTGGCCAGCCGGAATTTCGTAATTCCAACTGCACGACAATATGAGTGAACCATTGCGACCATCAACAAACAATTACCTAACCCAGTGTTCATGTCACCAGACATCCTACCGCCTTTTAATTTGAACGTCAGCTTTCCATCTTTGCAGTAAGCGAAACCTTTATTCACTAATTGTAATCCGAGCAACCGACTCAAGAGTTTATCTTTGGGATAAAACATCTTATAGAATGAATGTTCGAATTTCAATGCTTCGAAGGATACATGTTGATCAAATCTACTGGCATCAAGTCCAATTGCAACAGGGTCATCGAAATGGTCCCAATGTGACCGCATCTCAGTTGCGGATTGAGATGCGTTTAGTCCCTTAAAGATGACGGTCGAATCGAAAATGGTTTTCGTAAGACGATAAATCTTTTTCTCTACCCGTTTTATATACGGGCCTAACATAACATGGTATCGCGGGCTCCGTGGAGAGATACCCCGCGGTGCTGGGTTCCGTTTGAGTGTGAAGTTCACCTTTTCACATTTAACAAAATAGCGTATATAAGCATCTTGTTTACGGAAAAGGCGTTCTCGCAGTGATTTCAAGGCTTTTTCATAACAGGTTCTCTGACGGCCTTTGTACGATCCAACAAATTGCTCGGGCGTGAGCGGAGCGGTTGGAGAAACCAATCTTTTAAATTTCCTCTTGAAATCAGAACATCTCAAATTGAACACCTCAGGATTGACCGGTTTAGGTGGTGGGACGAATATACCGTCACGCTCCACGAAAAATAGTCTTTCCTTTACAGCACGTTCGCATGTTGTAATGTCAGCGTTGTACACCTGAAAGCGTATATCTGGTGAGAGGCCAGAAACCACGTAATTCTTTCTAGGTTTTGTTATCCCCGGAGTTCTAGAGACTTGCAAACTGGGGTGGTCTGGGGCCAGTGATACTGGAGACCAAACCCCAAGTCTCAACTCGAGGCCCCACTAACTTGGCGCTGGCTTGGGCGACGTACGAACGTTTCCAAGCCAATTAAGCCAGGTGGGTGGACCTCGAGTCCAGTAACCAGTTCTTGCCAACTGGTATTCTGTCTGATACTCTTCGGTGATAGCCAATTGCTCCGCAATCTTTTCCCCATCCGATAAGATGAAAACAAGTTTGCAAGCAAGGGGTAGGATGACGCTAATATCTTTTCGACGCATGTTGTTGGCAACCATGTGTCTTAGCATCCATTCGCGAGATACCGTCTCATTGGAAACAGTATGCTCTCTCAAACCCAACTGCATTCTAGCGTCTCGAGCGTAAGCTTTCGCTACCCTCATACTAGCTACTACATTTAGGTTAGGGGTGGTGACGCCACTGCCAACCTCCGAAGGTTCTACTAACCTTGGGGATATGTGAGCGTCAGGCACTTCGATTGTAACTACCTCTTTTTGAATGTCGGAAAACCTTTCATTCATTCTTTCGACATTTACAAACCATTTAAAAATGGGTGATGTCCAATTAACAATAATATAAAAAAAAAGAAAGTAGATCATAGTGACCAGCACTATGTACCTGCTTTCATAAACTATAACAACAATAGACTCAGTGTATTCCGCTGCGGACCGTAATGCGAACCGATGTGCTCGCAAAACGACCCGACTTAATTCATTAATAGCATCAGTTGTGATTGTCATGGATAATGTTAATGTTGAAAGAGTGGACCTTATCCGAGCACAATGTTAAGTTTTGACCCTAGTCTTA